GGATTTTTCCAACGATGTAGCTTTTTATTAAGTAGCTACAGAAACTTGTGGTTCAGAGCCTTCTATCTTATTTTGCAAATGCTCTTTTTGAGCTTCTGCAATTTTAATATGGCTAATTACGTCTCTGACTCTTCTGTCAATCTTAACCATATTGAGAGTATATCTACCCTCTTTAAGATGCTCCTGTTCCCACTCGAGATCTAGACCTCTCTTCTTCACGTAAAGGTCGTTTAGATGTTGCATCATGTTCTCCATTTATAACCTCCTCATAGGTTATTCGGTTTATCTTGGGATTCATCATTTCTCCAAGATAATCCCATTTTATATCTTTTTTTCCTAGTTTGTCAACTATGGCATTTTCGATATCTAATGGGCCATCGAGGCTTTCTATAACAAAATCTGCATGATATTGATATGCATAAATTTGTACTCTGAATTGTTTGGGGTGCATTTTTTCTTTCTATTTTTAGAATGTGGCGAGACTATGTCCCGCCACAAAAATTTAGTTATTACGCACCTTCAACGCCGAAGATACCTCTAGGGTCTGATACTCCAAATGAGTATCTTTCTCTAGCTTTGTATCTAACATTACCAGTGTCAAAATCACCTTCCATTGCAGTAGTTAATGGTGCTCTTGTGAACATTTTCATACCATTAGGCACGTCTGTAAGGATATAAAACGCATCTGTATCAGTTAGGTAATTGTTCACTCTATAACCTTGAGGAACCATACCCATAGATACGATTGCATTGATATCGTTATCAGCTGTTCCAGTTCTACCTTGAGATTTCATTAATCTCTCAGCTGTAAACTGAAGCTCCGAAGGAATAATCATTTTTACTCCTCTAGCTGCAACTCTAAGACCTCTTTCGTCTGTCATCTTAGCGATGTCAATCATAGATTGCTCTAATGATGTTTCGTTAAGATCTGCCGGTGTAGCTAGCGTGTTCTTGAAAGAACCAGCTACTGTAGCGTGAGATGTGCTAAATAAAGCAGCACCGTCACCAGATTTAAATGTGCCAAAACCATTTATTAATGGTTCAACAGATTTAACCTGTTTTGCGTTAGACATAGATCTAGCTAAAGCTTTTGTATATCTAGCAGCTAATCTATCGTAGAGGTTATCTTCGATAGCTTCTTCTGTGATTGCAAATGCTAAAGCTACAGTCTCGTGAGTGTATCTTGCCGTAAAAGTTTCTTGTGCTTCGTCAAAAGATACGCCTTGACCTTCTGCTTTTACGTTTGCGTTTGCGAAACCAGATAACATAACTTCTTCTTCAAAAGCTCTGTCACTGTTCTCGTTGGTATAAATCTCAGCATGCTGATTTTCA